GTGCAGCCCGTTGCCACAGCATTCGATGTCACCGTCAACGGAAAATTCCTTGCCGACTGCATACTGCATCCCGCGGCACTGCATGTTGCTGTCCATGCCCTTGTAGGCAATGATCTTATCTTCCATGTTGTTTCCCCTTTCCGTTATCTCACTGGTATTTGATCGCCGCGCGGAGGTCGGCGATCGGGATGTCAAGCCCTCGCCCGAGCGCGAGCAGGTCGCCGACCGGCATACGGTCGATGTCCCTCAGGCGCTTTGTCGCCGTCTCGCGGCAGCAGCCGAGCAGATCCTCCGGCTTCGTGCCGTGCATTCGGAGCTGCCCATAAAGCAGCGCCTGCAGCTGATCGTAGCGGCTGGTGCGCCGTTTCAGCTTCGGCATTACGTGTCACCTCCGTTATCGCAGAGCATCTCGTCAAGGTTTTCCATCGTCACGCCGAGTGCGGCAAGCTCCCGGCCTTTCTTCTGGTAGTAGCGGAGCTGGTACAGATACTGCTTGCGGCGGTCGCGGGCGTAGTTGTAGCGCTTGGCAAGCTTTACGTGCTCGTCCTCGCGCAGCCGCGCGATCTCTGCCTCCAGCGCTGCGTCTGCATCGTGCAGGTTTGCTGCGTTCTTATCCATTCTCGTTTTCTCCTTTCGTTGGGGGGCGGCGTCGCGCTCGCGCGCACGCTCTCTCCCTCTTACACTCCTCTTGGCTAAATCTTGGCTAAGACTAAACCTTTACTTATCTCGGGTGCCAGATGGTTGCCAAACGGTTGCCAGATGGTTTCCGAGTGCGAAAAAGCCCCTGTTACGAGGCTTTTCCGGCTTCGAGCGCCATTGCAAAGCCCTCGGTGAATGCGCAAAGCTGCGCCTTCTGGAGGTTGGTCATGTTCTGCATGGCTCGCATGAGCTGCTCGAGCATTTTCTGTTCGGATTTCGTCAGCATGGGATCACTTCCTTTCCGTTGCGGAATTCGTCATTTTGTGGTAATGTTGTGGTGAAAATCGCGTGAAGGAGGTGAGCAAATGAACCAGCCATACACGCGCGTTTCCTGCCCGCGGGATCTCGGCAGAAAGCATATGTTTTTCTTCAATGTCAGCGAGGACGGCACGCCGATGCCGAACTACTGCGACGATGCAGACGGTTCCGACGTCTGCCAGCGCTGCGCCGTGACGGCGCTGAAACAGTTGATTGCGGAAACGGAGGAACGGCTCAACGATCCGCTTTATCGATGATGTACGGCACTCCAGCACGCTCGCACACGCGCTCGAACGCGAGCAGCGTCTTCTCCGGGGCGTTTGCCGCGGCAAGATAGCCCCAGACTTCTGTTGCGTCCTTTACCGCCTCGCCCGCCTCTGCCATCGGCAGCGGGTGCGGCGGCTGCGCGCACGGCGCGTTTTGCAGCGCTTCCAGCGTTTCCGGCGCAATTTTGATGATCTCCATAGTGTTCGCCTCCCTTGCACTTTTTTGCATTGCTTTGCGTTTGATGTAAATCTCTTTGCAATGCCATATTACCACATTGCAATATCCGTGTCAATAAAATTATCTCGTTTTTTCGAAAAAATATTGCAATGTGGTATGCCGTGTGGTATATTCATTTCGAAAGGAGGCCTATAATGTGCAAAATCAGATAAAAGAACTACGCAGCCACGTCGGCCTAAATCAAACCGATTTCGGAGCAAGGATAGGCGTAAAACAGTCAACAATCGCCGGTTGGGAAACTGGGCAGAGAATTCCGCCCGATTCCGCTATCGTTTCCATCTGCCGCGAATTCCACGCGAATGAGCGCTGGCTGCGCACCGGCGAGGGCGAGATGTTCGTGCAGATCGCGCGTGACCAGGAGATCATGCGCTTTGTCGGCGACGTCATGCAGGACGAGGACGACAATTTCCGACGGCGGTTTCTGCTGGCGCTGGCGCGTTTGCCGGAAGAGCGGTGGAAAGACATCGAAGACTTCGCGCAGCAAATCACCGCAGGAAACAAGAAAGAGGAGCAGGATTGATGTCCTGCTCCTCTTTCCTTGCCTGTTTACTTTTGTTACGTTGTTGCACGTAGAAATTCCAGCGTTAGCACCATCGTCCGCGTGTCCGCGAGGATCAGCAGCCGCTCAATCTCGCGCCGTAAGTACGCCCTCCATTCCTCATCTGTCATGGTTCTCCCTCCATAGTTCTTCTACTGTCGCGTCCAGCGCCCGCGCGATCCGCATCGCAAGGTATACGTTGGGCGCGCTTTCTCCGCGTTCGATTGCCCCTAGTGTGCTATGGCTGCACCCCACTTTCTGCGCAAGCCAGCGCTGACTTACGCCCTTGTATAATCTATAGTAACGTACGTTGTTCCGCATATTGGCACTACCTTACCACATTTTTGCGGCTGCGTGTCGTTTTTGGCCGGTATTCCGGCCGGAAAATTTCCGTTTTCGGGGATTTTGTTGCAGAAAGCGGAAAGCTGTGCTATCTTGATGGTGCAAGCCGCTTGCGGTATTGTGTCACAGGCGGAAAACAATATGCAAAAAGGGGGAAGCGTTGTGAATTATCAGAATGCCACGCCGGAAATACAGCGAAAACGGGCGCCAAGGAAGGCGGTAATTGTTTTGCTGGCAGCCGTGTGCATTGCTCTGGCCGCGCTGCTAGCCCTGCAAACAATGCGGCTGCAGCGGGAGCGGGAGCGGTTTGCCGCCGCCGAGGCAACGGTTGACCGGGCGCAGGAATTGCTTGACCTTGCGGACAGCGATTTAGAGCACTATTGTGCGACGGCCCGGGAATACTACGCGGAAAAGAATCATCCTGTTTTTACAGAAATTGAGCCACAGGACTATTCCGAGATGCTTGCCGCATATCGAGAATGGCACCCGGTGCCGGACGCGCTGATAGGCGGTGATAACACGCGATGAAAGTACCAGAGCCGCGAAAATTGAAAAGCGGAACGTGGTTTATCCAGATGCGCCTCGGCGGAGCGAGCGTGCCGGTGTCGGCGGCGACGCGGACGGAGTGCATCCGACAGGCGGAGAAGATCAAGGCGGACTACCGCAACGGGAAGCGTCTACCCTGCAAGAGCACGCAAACGCTGGAACAGTGCGTGACGGCATACATCGACGCCAAGCGCGGCGTGCTGTCGCCGTCAACAATCCGGGAATACAAATCCATGTCCCGGAATCGGTTCGCCGCGCAAATGAAAAAGCCAGTCCGTGAGATCACGAACTGGCAGTCGATTGTGAGCGCCGAGGCAAAAAGCGTGAAACCGAAGACGCTGAAAAATGCGTGGATGATGGTCGCGGCCGCGCTGAAATTCGGCGGGTACGACGTGCCAAAGGTAACGCTGCCGCAAGTGCCGCCGAACGAGCGCCAATGGCTCGACCCGGAGCAAATCAGGGTCTTTGTGGCAGACGTTGCAAACGAGCCGTTTGCTATTCCCGCGCTGCTGGCGCTGCACGGCCTCCGCCGATCGGAGATCATGGCGGTTAACTGGTCGGACATAGACCTGACCGCAAAGACGATCCGCGTATCCGGTGCGGTCGTCATCGGCGAGGATCAGCGGCCGCATCAAAAGGCATCCAACAAGAACCGATCTTCCACGCGCACAATCCCGATCATGATACCGGAGCTTCTCGCCGCGCTGGAGGCCGTCGAGGACAAGTCCGGGCCGGTTGTGCGCTGTAACCCGAACACGATTTACCACCAGATCAACCGCGTGTGCGCGCGCAATGGGCTGCCGCGGGTCGGCACGCACGGGCTTCGGCACAGCTTCGCGTCGCTGGGGTATCACCTAGGCGTGCCGGAGCTGGAGATGATGCAGCTCGGCGGATGGGCAGACAACCAGACCATGATACGCATTTACACGCACATCGCAAACGCTGACCGGGTAAGGGCAGAAAATGCTATGGCCGGGTTTTTCACGCAAAACGCTAACGAAAAATGCTAACTCCAAGCCAAAAACGCAGTATTTTCAATGGTTTTACGGCGTTTTTCGGCGGGTTCGATTCCCGTATCCCGCTCCACGAACCGCTGCGGAATCTGCGTCCGCAGCGGTCTTTTTGCGCTCAAAAAGCAAACAGCCTGACGCATATGCATCAGGCTGTTTTTTATACCGCGGCGATCTCCCGGGCGCGGCGCTGATCCCACGCGAAAAAGGGCAGGCAGATGAGCGCCATATAGCCGACAAGGATCAAAAGCGCCGGCATCTCATAC